GGTACACAATAGTCACACCACGGCAGACGCACGATACCAATAGAACATATTGGATATGCCAATGCGATTGCGGAAACATAAAAACCGTAGATGCGCACAGACTTAAAACGGGATACACAAAATCGTGCGGTTGTTTAAGCGTTGATATTGCAAGGCAAAAAGCTACAAGACACGGATTAAGGCATACAAGGATATATAACATCTGGCGCAATATGAAATACAGATGCGAGCACAAAGATCACCCACAATATATTGATTATGGCGGTCGTGGGATTTCTGTTTGCGAAGAATGGCATGATTTTATGATGTTTTATAAATGGGCAACAGAGAATGGGTATCAAGACAATTTAACGATTGATCGCATTGATAATAATAACGGATGAACGATGAAATGGCACTTGTTCAGAACCATATAAGGAGGATTAAACATGGTTGAATATATCGATAAAGACACCAAAGAAATTGGAGATGCCCTGAACACGCTGGTTCAAAAATGTGCAGAAGCAGGGGGGTTACGAACTTGAATGCACTATATC